CGAAGTGGACATCTGCAACCTTGCGCTTGCCAACATCGGCGAGACCGCCAAGGTCACCAGCATTGATCCGCCAGACGGTTCAGCGCAGGCCGCGCTGTGTGCGACCTTCTACCCGTTGGCACGCGACAGCTTGCTCCAGATGGGCTACTGGTCGTTTGCCATCAAGCGCAAGGCTCTCATCGAGGTGGACAACCCCCGTACCGAATGGGAGTACGCCTACGCGGTGCCAGCCGACGCTAGTGGCATCATCGCGGTAACCCCGAACGATGCGACGAACGACTACATCGAGTACGGCATGGATGTGCCGCAGAAGTTCGTGATCGAGACCGACGTACACGGCAAGCGCATCCTCTACACCAACCAGAAAGACGCGCACGCCCGCTACAACGCCAAGATCGTGGACACCACGATGTTCTCGACCATCTTCACCATTGCCCTGTCGTGGCATCTGGCGTCGATGCTGGCTGGACCGATCATCAAGGGTGATGTAGGCGCGGCTGAGTCGAAGCGGTGCGCTCAGGTGGCGTCGGCCTACATGATGCAAGCCAAGACTCACGACACGACCACGCAGGCTGAGATCAAGCCGCCGCACACCCCTTCTTGGATCAACTGGAGGTAATCGTGCCCAACACGCGCAGCATTCAGGTCAGTTTCTCTGGCGGCGAGGTCAGCCCCGACATGTACGGGCGTATCGACCAGAAGTCGTTTCAGACGGGTCTCAAGAAGTGCAAGAATGCCATCGTGCGCCCGCAAGGGCCGGTGAAGCGGAGGCCGGGGCTGACGTACTGCGCGGAGAGCAGCAACAGCAACACTCGCAGCCGTTTAATCAAGTTGCAGACCAACCCGCAGACCGTCATGGAGGTCAAGTCTGACCATGTGCGGTTCCTGCGAAACGGTGCGGTGCTACCCGCCAGCGACGCTAACGCTAACGTCAGCTACGGCACGGTGCGTCCTTATGCAGCACCTTTAGAGATTGCTTATGCGACATGGACTGGAGTCCTAAGTTTTCGCAATGGCAGTGGCACGCCGCACGGCTACACAGAAGGAGACACCATTGTTTTTAGCTGGGGCGTAACGGCTGCGTTTATGCCCCCAACTGCTTCAGTAATGGCTGGAGGGTACAGGTATAGCACCGACCTCTACAGCGCAGGGCTTTTTGATTTCTATACCAACCAACTGCCTCTGACCTCCGCGCAAAGCTCTGCGCTGCAAACTGGCGCATGCGGCTTGTTGGTGCAAACGGGCGGCACTCCATACGGTTTGCCAAACTACACGCCGTTTTACCTTACCGTCCGCGACGGCAGGGCCTCTTTTACGCAGATGGTTTCATCGTCGCTGCCTTTGCGTAGAGGTACTTATGTAGCCAACACCAGTTCGTTTACCGGATCTGGCATCGACCTGCTAGGCGTCATTACGCATGTTGGCCGCCCCAATACAGTTACTGATTACAACGCCGACACTCAAGTCTATTACGTTAAGGTAGTTGATGCCACCCGGTTCCAGATTGCTTTAACTCCTGGTGGGGCAGCGTTAACTTTAACGCAGTTTAACGAGGCTGGCGTTAATCCAAATGCGCTTCCTCACTACAGCATGCGGGTATACCTAGCTGGCGACTGCATCCAGCATTCAGGAACAAACTACTACGTCCGTACATCTTTCTACGGGCAGCAAACTACTTTTGACCCTATCGCTGGGCCTCACGCCTCTAAGTTGTACAACATGGGATCGGCTGGCGACCTGCGCGTCAGCCTTCCGGTCACCTACACCGACACGCAGTTGCAGCAGCTTAACTACGCCGTGTCTAACGACGTTGTGACGCTAGCTCACGCAGACGTTGCGCCAGTAGATGTTGTTCGACTGAGCGACCGGACTTGGAACACGACATCAACGCTAAACAGCGCAGTACAGATCAACAACAACATCTCTGGCTACAACCGCCCACGGACGCTTCTGGTTCGCGGTGCGCGCTGGAACCCAAGAGTTATTTCGACTGCATCTGGGTACACCGGCAATGCCTTGCGCGGCCCTAGGAACATCCCGTTTGTCTGGGGCGATTACGTTGTCAAGGTTACGTCGCCAACCAGCGTAAACCCGTACAGCGGCGTTCTGACGTATGTTATTCGCACGGTTGCCTACGCAGGCGGGAGCATTTCTGAGCAAGATATCCAGCTTGCGGCTTTAGATGGCTCAGAATACTCGGTTGTTGCAGGTGATGAAAATGACGAATACGAGACGGTCCCAACCTCCGACTTTGAGGCGTTAAAAAGCATCTACCGAGTTGCAGCTTTAGACATTAACGGAGTTGAGTCGTTTTCCGGTTTAGAGGTTGAGCAGTTCAACAACTTGTCAAGTCGCGGCGCGCAAACTTGGCTTCGCTGGCCGCCGCTGCCTAATGCAGTTCAGTACCGAATCTACAAGCGATCAAACGGAGTTTTTGGCTGGGTCGGCGACACCAACAACTCGTATTGGGTGGACGAAAACTACGACCCTGACCTTGCTCAAAGACCGGTTATGTACGATCCGAGCTTTGGATCGACAGGGCAATACGCACAGGCCGTCAGCTATTTTGAACAGCGTCGCGTGTACGGCGGTTCTACTCTGTACCCCAGCCGCATCTGGATGACGCGCAGCAACACGCTGTACGATTTTGGTTACAGCATCCCGGTCAAGGACACCGACCGCATTCTTGTCGAGATGGCGGCGCGTCAGACCGAACGCATCCGACACCTTGTCCCTCTTGGCGATTTAATGGTGCTGACCGATCAGGGCGAGTGGCAGTTGTCGCCGGTCAACTCGGACGTTATTACTCCGACCACGATCAGCGTTCGCAAGCAGAGCAACTTCGGCGCAAGCTATACTGTGCCCGTCACAATCGGGCAGTCGGCTGTGTACGTTACTGCTCGTGGCGGTCACGCCCGCGAGCTTGGCTACAGCAACGACCAGCGTGGGTACGTCACAGGCGACTTGAGCTTGCGTGCTGCGCACCTGTTCGACGGCAAGGACTTGATCGACCTAGACTGCATCAAGTCTCCGTTCCCGGTGCTGTGGTTCATCTCTACGGACGGCAAGCTGAAGGCTTTGACGTACATCCCTGACGAGAAGATCTACGCTTGGCACGAGCACGACACCGACGGGGTATTTGAAAGCGCGGCCTCCATCACGGAAGGCATCAACGATGTCCTCTACGCCGTAGTGCGCAGGACGATCAACGGTCAGACCAAGCGGTACATTGAGCGGCTGGCTCCGTTGCAGGAGTTTGGCGACACGGATGTCTACTTGGACAGCAGCTTGAGCGGAGACGGCACCAATACCTCGGCCACGACCATGCTGCTGACCGAGACCGCCGGGCAGGGCTGGACGATTGGGTCGTTCGTGACCGTGACGCGCAGCACGGGCGCGTTTGTGTCCACCGACGTTAACGACTACTTGGTAGTGTACGACGCTACCGGATCTGCCTACCGGCTGGAGATCCTGTCGGTTGGGTCGCCAACCACGACTGCTCAGGCGCGCATCTTGGATGCTATCCCCGACAGCCTGCGGGGTACGGCCACGGCAAGCTGGGCCTTCGCTCGCAACCAGTGGAGCGGGTTGAGCCACCTTGAGGGCAAGACGGTCAGCATCTGGGCCGATGGCGTCATGCAGGCGTCCAAGGTGGTTGCTAGCGGGGCGATCACCATCGACACCCCGGCCATCAAGGTCCGCATTGGCTTGCCGTACACCACGACGGTCGAGACGCTGCCTATTGCGCTTCAGGTGGATGCCTTCGGCCAGGGGCGAACGAAGAACGTCAACAAGGTATGGGTGCGAATGCAGGGCACCCAGGAGTTCAAGATTGGGCCGACAACCAGCGATCTGGTTTCTTCGGGTACGTTGCCATCGGGTCAAACTGATGGCGAGCTACAGGTCACGCTGCTGCCGTCTTGGTCGCAGGATGGAAGCATCGTGATGCAGCAGTCGGACGCCTTCCCCATGAACATTAACGGGCTGACCCTTGAGGCAGCCATCGGGAGCTAGTCATGCCTTTTAGTACAGTCCCGCAGCAGCAGCCCGGCATCTTTAACTCAGGCCAGCAGCCCGGTCCTTACGCTGGTTCGTATAGCTACCCCAACAACGAACAGGCGGTGGCCCAGCCACAGGCCGCGCAGGGAAACAGCTACGCCTCTGCCGGTCTAGCCTTGTCCATCGGCGGCGCGGTCACGAGTGCCATCGGCTCGTACTACGCTGCCGAGTCGCAGAAGATGCAGTTGAAGTCGCAGGCTTCGGCTGCCGACTTTGCGTCTCGCATGGCCGACATTAACGCCCGCCGGGCCGAGGTAGATGCCCAGAACATCTTGGCCGCTGGTCAAAAGGAGATCGCCATGCGAAACCAGCAGATGGCGCAGGCGCAAGCTGGCGTCGCGGCTAGCACGGCTGGGCGCGGTCTAGTGGGCGGCGTCGGC